GAATCAGCGATGGCGGTATACCCTACTACGAGGTAAGGGATACACACGGCGATACATTCCAACTGCCAGACTATAACGTGTTACACATCAAGGGTCTGGGCTTTGACGGTTATTCTGGCTATAACGTAGTAGATTACCAAAAAGAGGCTATTGGTTATGGCATTGCGGTCAAGCGATATGGCTCTGCGTTCTTCGGTAATGGAGCTAATCCTGGTGGAATCTTAGAAACACCAGAGACCCTATCGAAAGAGGCTGCTGAGCGTTTAAGGGATTCTTGGAACTCAAGTGCTGCTGGACTAAGCAAGGCACACCGCACCCAGGTGCTTGAGGAGGGTTTGAAGTGGACACAGACAGGCGTTGACCCTGCACAGGCGCAGGCTTTAGAGACACAGAAGTATAATGTTGACGATTGTGCACGAATATTCAACATCCCACCGCATAAAATCGCCAGTTTAGACCGAGCGACATTCTCAAACATTGAAGAACAGAATATAGATTTTGTAAGCCAGACAATGTACTACTGGTTCCGCAAATGGGAGCAGGAATGCAACTATAAACTATTCTCGCCGGTAGAGCGAAAGACTCTGTTTTGTGAGATTCTGGTCGATGGTTTACTCCGTGGCGACACTAAATCGCGATACGAATCGTATAATATCGGTAGAAATGCAGGGTTCTTGTCGGTAAATGACATCCGCGAAAAGGAAAACATGAACAGCATTGGCGAGGAAGGCGACACTTACCTTGAGCCCTTGAATATGAAACCCGCTGGCACTGAAGACCCTGCACCAGAACCACCACCCGAACCTGAGCCAGATGATGACTCACGAGCCGCACATAAGGCTTTAATTGTCGGTCAAATGCGTCGGGTTATACCTAAACAGAAGGGTAACACCCACGAATGGTTCAGGGATCATGTAATGAAAGTTACGTTTGACGCAGTACATGCGTGGGCAAGCACGAGAGGGCGCAGCGAGTTAGACACACGGCTATATTTGTCTACCTTGATTAATAACCAGTGTGGAAAAACATTAACACTTGCTGACGCTGACATACTGGCTGATGCTGTAATTGGAGATCGTTATGTCTAAGACTAATAAGGAAATCAGAATACTTCCATTAAACGAAATGGAGGCAAGGGCTACCGACGACGGCAAGAAGATGATAGCCGGTTACGCCGCAAAGTTTGGCAAATGGAGCCATGATTTAGGCGGGTTCCGCGAGAAGATCCACAAGAGGGCGTTTGATGAGGCTCTCAAAGCCGACGACATTAACACGATAGCAAACAAGAACCACAACAACGACCTTATCCTTGGCAGGGTTTCAAACGGCACGCTCAGGCTTTCGACGAATTCTGTTGGTCTGGGCTTTGAGGTTGATATGCCAGATACATCTGTTGGGCGCGATACTTACGAGGAAATACGCAGGGGCGACCTTGATTCTTGTAGCTTTGCGTTTACCGTATCCGAAGATGATTGGAAATACAACGAGGACGGCACAGTTGAGAGGACAATCTTAAAGGTTGGTGAACTCTATGATGTAGCCGCGGTGGTTTTTCCCGCCTATCCAGATACAGCCGTTGCCGTCAGGTCACTTGAGGCGTTCAAGACTGATACCCCATTAGAGGGACGCGCTGAGGAGCCAGAAGAGGAAGTTGTTGAAGTGCCAGAAGAACCCAAAACAATAGATGCAACCCGCCAGCGTGATATTGATAGAAAGTATCGCCTGATGGAACGCATCGCAGACCGCAATAAGTCAGCCGATGTTTGACCTATTGTACCGGGCCTATGTTCCGGATTTTATCGTTGCCTGCATTTGCGGGCTAATCTACTAACTAATAAGGAGTAACGAAATGACAGTAATAGAACTTAGAGACAGAACTGTCGCTGAGACTGAGGCTGCCCGCGAGATTAAAGACAAGTGCGATCAGGAAGCACGCGGCATGACCGAGGAAGAAGCAGTACAGTTTGACCACCATGTTAAAGAGGCTAAACGCCTTGAGAAAGAGGCCGAGCGTCAAGAGACACTTGAGGCTATGGAATCCAGACTCGCAGCCCCGAAAGATCGCAAGTCTACACCCGAAACCGCCAACGGCAGTAGGATTGAAGTTGGTAAGCCTGATATGTTCCGCTTTGGTTCGCTTCGTGCGTTCAAGGGCAAACAGGCAGAGGCTAATGCCTACACATCAGGCAAGTGGCTAATGGCTACCGTCATGAACGATGCCGCATCGAGACAGTGGTGTCGTGACAAGGGTATCGAGATGAGAGTTCAGACCGAGGGTGTTGCTACCGCTGGTGGCTTCCTTGTTCCCGAAGTTATGGAACGCTCAATCATCGACCTTCGTGAGCAGTACGGAATGTTCCGTCAGGCCGCAAGGGTTATCCCGATGAGTTCAGACCATTCACTCATCCCTCGTAGAACTGGTGGAGTCACCGCTTACTTTGTGGGCGAAACTGACGCTATCACAGAATCGGACAAGAGTTGGAATCAGGTTGAATTAACCGCCAAGAAACTCGGCGCTTTGACCAGAATGAGTACCGACTTGAGCGAAGATGCGATTATCAATATTGCTGACGATCTTGCACAGGAAATGGCTTACGCTTTTGCTGTTAAAGAGGATGGTTGCGGTATTGATGGCGATGGCACCTCGACGTATGGTGGCATGGTTGGTATGAGAACAAAGATGGTTGACGGTAACCACGTTGGCTCTTATATCGCCGCGACTACACCCGCCTTAACCTATGCACAGATAGACCAGACAGAAATTACAGAGATGATTGCTGCCCTGCCTATGTATGCTCGTGCAAATGCTAAGTGGTATTGTTCGCCAGAAGCAAAGGCCGGAATTTTTGACCGGCTCGCAATGGCTGCTGGTGGTAACACCTTAAACAATGTCGGCGACGGTCCTGTTGCTAAGTATCAGGGCTTCCCGATTATCGAGGGTGCTGCGATGCCTTCGACGGTAGCTAATGGCCTGATTGCCCTTTGGCTCGGCGATATGTCTTTGTCATCTACACTTGGCGACCGTAGGGGTATTACCCTTAAAGTCTCAAGCGAACGGTATCTGGAATATGATCAGATTGGTATCCAAGCCACAGAACGCTTCTGCATTGTCAATCATGACATTGGCGGAACTACAGGCGTGCGTGGTCCGGTTGTTGGTCTCCAGGGTACAACTTAATCTAGAATCTTATAAAGGAGATTACAATGAGTAATATTCAGAGTAAATCAATCCCCATGTTTGGGGGCGTTACAATGACCAGTGCGGCTACTGTGTTTGGCACAGTTGACACGCTGGGATTCGATTTCTGCGAGATAGATCTTATCGCAGGAACGGGTGCCGCTGCTTCAACGGCAGTTACCACACTTCAACTTTGCGAAGATGACACCGCACCCACGGCATACGCTGATGGTAGCCCTGTCACCGCACTTGTTGGTGCTGCTGCTGTTAGCACGTCGGCGGGCTTTGTCCTTCCAGCGTTGAGTTCGACAATGCAGAATGTCTATCGCTTTAATGTTGACCTTAAGGGTCGCAAGAGATACCTCGGTATCAACTTTGCACCGACCCTGCAAACGGTTGGCGTTAGTTGTGTTGCTCGTCTTTCGAGTGCCGCTGACGGCGTAGACTGCACCAGAACCCCGGCCATTACGGTTGCCGGTAATCGTTTGGTTGCAAACGCATAAATCCTTTCCTCCGGGCGGTCAGCTTCGGGCTGGCCGTCTTGGGGGAATTTTATAACAGTGAAAGGGTTAAAATGAGTGAAGGGCTAAAAGAACAAGTTGAGGCGGTGCCATTCTGGTATCACAAGATAGAACTGCCGGGTGGTATTACAACGCCGGGTTGGGCACCGCTATCGCCAAAGAGGTACGCTATACCAGAAGACTTGACAGGCAAAAGGGTCTTGGATATTGGCGCGTGGGATGGTTATTGGTCGTTTGAGGCGTTAAGGCGTGGGGCTAAAGAGGTCGTTGCTATTGATGACTTCTCTGACACGCTCGGCTCGATAGACGCACATCCAGCATGGGAAACTTTTGATTTGTGCAAAGAGGCGTTAGGATACGGCGATGAGTGCAAGCGGTTTGAGATGTCGGTATATGACATTGACGAGGAGACGCTCGGCAGATTTGATGTCGTGTTTTTCTTCGGGACAATCTACCACTTGAAGCACCCACTGCTGGCACTTGAGAAAATCAGTGCTATCTGTGATGGTTCTATCCATATCGAGACTGCATCGTTGGATGAGTTTTCACCCTATCGAGGTGGCCTGTCTGGTGGGTTTAATCGCAATGAGATGGTGATGGAGTTTTACCCCACAAAAGAATACGGTGGAAATATGAGTAATTGGTGGGCACCTACTTTACAGTGCCTCGGCTCAATGCTTGGGTCGGTTGGATTCAAGAATGTAGACTGCTGGCCGCTTACAGATGAGCCAACGCAGTTATCCGAGTGCAGGGGTTTTGCATCTGGCACAAAGACAGCCGAGGAACTACCAAGGCCGGTAGACGTGGAATCTAGGAAGCCGCTTAGCGAGATGAAGGTGGCCGCTGTGATGAGTGTGCCGAGGTTAGGCTTTACCGATAATATGACCTGTGCTTGTGAGGCTTTGTGGCCGTTAAGGATACCGCTGATAAACGTACAGGGCGCATTCTGGGGTCAATGCCTAGAGCGTGGAATGCAACAAATTATCGACGCTAATGTTGATGTGATTATTAGCATCGACTATGACACGGTATTCAAAAAAGCCGACGTTGAGAACTTAATTAGATTGATGCATCAGAACCCGGATGTGTCGGCGATAGTTCCAGTACAACGAGGGCGCAGTGGGTTCCCTGTGTTGATGAGTATGAAAAGCAAATCAGGGCAACCCCGCACAAAGGTTCCAATGGCCGAGTTAAAGGAATCAGAAACCACAAAGATAGCGTCAGGGCACTTTGGTCTAACAGCTTTTAGAGTCAAAGATTTGCTTGAGTTAGAACACCCTTGGTTCTTGGGCGTGCCCAACATGGACGGCCAATGGGGACCGGGCAGGATTGATGATGACATTTACTTCTGGAAGAAGATGGAGAAGGCGGGTAAGGAAGTAAGGCTCGCTAACAGGATTGTTGTCGGTCATTGTGAGCTGAAAATTCAATGGCCTGATAAGGATATGCAACCAATCTTCCAGAGTACGAGTGACTTTCACGATAACGGTAAATTAGAAAATGTATGGAGTTGATATGATTTATGTGAAGATGTTAAAACCTTGGGGCGGCTTTAAGGTCGGCGACATTGTGCGGTTCGGCGAGACTAAAGGATTGGCTCACATCGAGGCCAAGGACTGCATTAAGGTTAATAAACAGCAAGCGGTTAACGAGCCTATAGTTGCCAAACCTGTAGAGGTTGCTACACAGCCTATCGTTAAAGAGGTTGCCACCTTGTCTCTCAAGCGAAAAGCCAAGAGCAAAAAGAAATGACGCCTTTCACCGGGGAGTCGGCCAACGGGTCGGCTCTTTGGTGTTTCTGGAGTAAACAATGGCAATTGAAATAACCACACAACCAGTAGTTGAGCCTATCTCTCTAACTGAGATGAAGCTGCATCTAAGGGTTGACCATACTGATGACGATGAATTGATAACAGCGTTAATATCGGCGGCGAGGGTCTACTGTGAGAAGTTCCAAAATACGGCTTATGTGGTCAGGACTTACCGCCTGTCGATGGATAGATTCCCAAGCAATGACATCCAGTTACCCTACCCCCCTGCCGTATCTGTTTCGTCTGTTGTTTATACCGACGAGGACGAGGCATCTCAAACGCTTGCCGCATCTTATTACAGCCTTGACGCCAGAAGTATTCCTGCCAGGTTCGGACTTGCTTATAACGAGTCGTGGCCTACCACACTGACAGTAAACAACGCTGTTTCGGTAAATTATATTGCCGGTTCGCTAACAAGTTTTACAGCAGCCGAGGCCACAGATATTATAACCGTATCGGGCCGGGTGTTTGCTGATAGCGATGTGGTAAGGTTGTCTAATACGGGCGGGGCGTTACCTGCTGGCCTTTCGACGCTGACTGATTATTATGTTAGGGACTATACCGGCTCTACGCTCAAACTCGCTTTAACGGACGATGGCGTTGCTGTTAATTTTACCGATGACGGAACAGGCACAAACTTTATCGGAGTATTCGATCCACGAGTTGCGGTTGCCATGAAGATGCTAACTGCTCATTGGTACGAAAATCGAGAGGCGTCGACATGCGGCGTCACAATTACTACAGTTCCAATGGGTGTATCTCCCCTACTTTGGCAGGACAGAGCATGAAGTGTGGCAGGCTAAGACATCGTGTTATATTTAAGGCATCTACAGCCGCAAGAGATGGCTACGGTGACGAGACTTTAACGTGGACAACCTACGCTACCGTGTGGGCGGCAGTAGAGCCTATCAGTGGCCGTGAGATGCTCCAAGCCGACCAGATGCAAGCCGAAACCACTATAAGGGTTCGGATCCGTTACAACTCATCTGTGGAGCCTGAGGACAGGATATGGTTTGGAACAAGAATCTTGGAAATTGTATCTATCATCAACTTTGACGAGCGCAACCGCCACATGGAGTTACTCTGCAAGGAGATTGACACATGATAAGCCTTAAATTAGAGGGCGGTGCTGCGTTAGATAGGAAACTGCTTGCCCTTGAAACAAAGGTTGCCAAGCGGGTTGTCAAGAAGGCGGTCAGGGCGGCGCAGAAACCGACACTCCAAGCAGCAAAGGCAAACGCCATGAGTATGGTCGGTGGCGAGATGGGAACAACGCTCAAAAAGAACCTTGTCGTTAAGGCGTTCAAGAAACAAAAACGAGGTTCGTATGGTTTAAGCGTCCAGCTTCGAGATGGGATACCGGATTTCTTCAGTCACACAAGGGCTGGGCAGGTTGTGCATATCCCAACCGCTATCGAATACGGACACGACGATGCAGCCGCGATACCATTTATGCGGGCAGCGTCAGATTCAACACAACCCAGAGCAACGGGCATTTTTATGCGTGAATTAACCACAGGAATAAATGCAGCTACGAGAGGAAAGTAAATGTGCCCACATGATGATATGTATGATCG